GGCATTTGCCCTTATTGCAATCTTGGGATTCCATGCGAAGTTAAAATGCTTGAAACGGAGGAAGATGAGTGAGTGCGTTGAACAAACAGGAAGGGGGCGATCATTACAAGTTAGCCATCCAGCCGATAGAATATATCACCGCGAACAATTTAGATTTTATTCGCGGAAATATCGTTAAGTACGCGACTAGGGATAAAAATGGCGCGGAAGATATTAAAAAGATCATCCATTACTGTGAACTATTGTTAGAGTTGGAATATGGCGAAGAAGAAGAAATCTACGGTCGCGCAAGAGGTTGAAAAGGCGGCCAAGCTATTACAAAGGTTGGTTAGGTTAAAGGCATCAGATGATAACGGGTACTGCACCTGCGTAACGTGCGGCAAGGTAGATCACTATAAGAATATGCAGGGCGGTCATTTTTACTCCCGTAGGCATATAGTATTCAAGCTATTTGAAGAGAACATCCACCCCCAATGCCCTGCTTGCAACCAGTGGGGTATGAAAACCACCAAAATCCAAGAAGCCTATCGGATATACATGGAAGATACGTATGGTGCTAGGCGCATCAGGGCAATGCAAAGGCTGGCTTGGAGGGCATCGCCTAAGTTCAACAGAGAAGAAGTAATCCAGTTCGCCAGAGACTTAAAAGAGCAGATCAAAGAGCAAGAGTGGCGCATAGGCGAAATGTAGCGCAGTAAAGTGTCGTATTTTTGCATTTATATGTACGTATTTTTGCTATATGTACGTATGTTTTCACATTTTCGCCATATATGCGAAAAAGCTATAAGCAGATTCGTTTTATTGCAAAATGTTATATAAAAACCATGATTATTGTATACAGAAAAGTTTACTTTAGGCGGTAGATCGTTTATTGTTACACCTCAATCAATTAATAAAGGCGAAACAAAATGAAAGACTGGAACAAAGAGTTTGTAAAAATACTAGAAACTTTGGAAAACGAAGCAGGGTCAAGGGGGCAGGACAATCCAGAAGCCTATGCCGCGCTGATTCAAATTCAAGACTGGATTTGGGGAGACCATGACTTATTAATCACTTTTGCTGATGATGATGAGGCGTATGACCGCAGGGAGTATGCTGTTGTTATGTCCGAAATTGAAGCTAACGATTTATGCGACAAGCCATATTTTAAAGATATATACGCAATCTAATCTAACCGCCCCCTACGGGGGGCAATCAATCAAGGGGAATAATATGATTAACCATCCTTACAAAGTCGGCCAAGAAGCCGCACGAATTGAGCGCAAGAAACGCGCAGAAAGCAGACAGGCAATGGTAGCGGCAGTAGTTTTGTTTCTTATATTTAGCATTGTTTCACATATGGAATACACCGACTGCGTCAAATACGGTGTATGTTAGTTTCTCCCCTCTTGCCCCCTTCGGGGGGCTTTTTTAAGGATAATAATATGAAAGCTGATTTAAGAGATTTTGTAGGTTGGGTCACATCAAGAGATGATAGATGGGATGGTGACTTGATCGCACTGAGCGACAGTGAGAAAGATGCTTGCTGTTATACGTGGCTTAAAATGCATTCGACTTGGCTAGATGATATATTCCCGCATACGTGTTCGGATAACTTTGATGCGGTGCTAGATTTAACTTATCGCATAGGGCAGTATCAAGCGTTACCCTCTGGGTCGCTGGCTTACTATTTTAAGTCGAAAGAAACAGAATACCGCCATGAGTGCGATGATGACGGGTTCTGGTCTGAGGCATTAGATGACTTCAAAGCTATATTAGACAATGATGACTTTGAAGAACTAATAAGGGGTAGAATATATCTCTATTTGGAAGAGACTCTTAGGGAAAAGGTTTGGGATGAATTCTGCCAATACCAAAGTATAGAGAGGGCATTTTCATGGGAACACTGAATGCGGTTAATGAGTGGAAGCGTTTAAGAGAGTTATATCCAGCAATAGAAAAAAGCGAGGCAAATGATGAACCAGATAGAAAAAGCAATGAAAGAAGCCCACAGATTCGCAGACAAGGCGATAAAAGACGCCAACCAAAGCAGTCTAATGGGTAGCGTTAAAGAATGGCTTAAAACGCCTGTAATCGTCACCAGAGGGCAGTTTGCAGTTGTTTTAGTAGTGTTATCAATATTGGTATCGCTAATCGGATAATCCATAGGTCAGGGGTTCATAACCCTTCCTGCCAGATTGATGCACTGGTGACCATTACGCATCAGGCCAAGGTTTCCCTTAACCTTTTGACCCAGACTAGCCCACTGGGGAGCCGAAACGGGCATTACCTAAGTACATGACTTGCATAGATTTATAGCATTTCTCAGCATAACCAAAAGTCTTTATAATCTCGCCTCATTCACGTAACCAGAGGCAACAGTGCTTTACATTATCCTATTTACCCTTATCTCCCTTACCGCAGTAGCCGCAGACGATCTAAGATAATTTACATAATCGTTTAAAACCGTATACAATGCCCCTATCCATCTACGTTAGGGGTATGTTATGGAATCAATCAAAGTATCAAATCGGATAGATGAATGCCTATTTTTTGAGCTAGAAGATCATCTGGCTCAGTTCGACGCAATCATGGACTCACTTGTAGAAACAGATGTACAACGACACACAATACGCGAGGCTTTAGCGGATTGGTCGCAGTCTGTAGATGAGGCCGTGGAAGATATTGTCGAGCAACAAAAGCCAGAAGAACCAGTGATGGTTGCAGATGAATTATTCGGAACGGAGGTTTAATGTTAAGCATAAACTATAGGAAGTCAGGGGATTTAATACCGTATATAAACAACTCCCGAACGCACAGCGATCAACAGGTGCAACAGGTAGCGTCAAGCATTAAGGAGTTTGGATTTACTAATCCTATCTTAATAGATGAAGATGATGGCATTATAGCGGGACATGGGCGGCTTATGGCGGCTCAAAAGCTAGGATTAGATGAAGTGCCAACCATTACGCTAGAAGGGCTTACAGAGGCACAGCGTAAGGCATATGTTATAGCTGATAATAAATTAGCATTAAATGCTGATTGGGATTATGAATTATTAAAAATAGAAGTAGAAAATATAGCGCAAGATATAGATTTATCGTTATTGGGGTTTGATGATCAGGAATTAGCAAACATCATTGATGGATTATCTGAAGATTCTAGCGAATTAAAAGAAGAATCATATTCCGAGGTATTTAATATTATTGTTAGCTGTGAAAACGAAGGTCATCAAGAAAGGGTCTATAATGAATTATTAGAAAAGGGTTATTCATGCCAAGTTCAAAGTTTGTAATAGAAAGCAAGATACCTTCTTCCTTTAGGGTTGAAAAAGTTAAAGGGCAGTTCGATTATGACGCATCTGTTGTTCGTAAAGAATTTGATGTAGATATACCTATTGAAGATATAGATTGGAATATTGGGTTAATTGTAGGAGCTTCAGGCTCTGGCAAAACAACAATTGCCAAAAACGTATTTAAAGACTTAGAATTATTCGATGGTTTTGAATGGTCAGATAAAACAGTAATAGATGATTTTGACGAAAAGTTATCCGCAAAAGACATAACTGAAGCATTAAGCAAGGTTGGTTTCTCTAGTCCTCCAGATTGGCTAAAGCCTTTTAGTGTATTATCTAATGGTCAAAAAATGAGGGCAGAATTGGCTAGAGTGATTTTGGAAAGCGATAAACCTATTATATATGATGAATTTACATCTGTTGTAGATAGGCAAGTTGCACAAATTGGCAGTGCCGCGATCCAAAAGTTTATTAGACGTGAAAACAAGCAGTTTATAGCTGTATCATGTCATTACGATATAGAAGAATGGCTAGAGCCAGACTGGATATATGATGCCAATGAGAAGCAATTTTATCGGAGGTCACTTAGGCGACCCAATATCAATGTTGAAATCAGAAAAGCATCGCAAGAAGAATGGAAATTATTTAAAGAGTTTCATTATTTAAGTGCTGATCACAATAATGCGGCACATAGATATATTGCTGAAATAGGGGGAGAACCAGTTGCATGGTGTAGTTTTTTGCATTTTCCGCACGCAAAGGTTAAAAATTGCAAAAGAATTCATAGAATAGTTGTTAAACCTGATTATCAGGGTATAGGCTTGGGCGGTAAATTTATGTCAGTTTTAGCGCAAAAATATAAAATAGATGGTTGCAGAATAAGACTTGTTACCTCTGCGCCTAACTTTATTCATGGATTAAGCCAATCTAAAAACTGGTTGATGGTTAGAAAGCCATCAAGAGTGCAACCAGCAGGCAAAAGCAGTGGGTTTAGCAATAAAACTAAAGCAACATCGACTGCAAGATTAACAGCATCATTTGAATTTGTAGGATGATATGAAAATAGGCAATCAAGGCGATGGTGGCGGTAGACCGATCATTGAGTTTACGCCAGAGCAAATAACCCAGCTTGAGGCATTAGCGGCTGTACTGACTAAAGGCCAGATCGCTGATTACTTTAGCATTTCCGAAACAACCCTGCGGGCTATTGAACAAAGACAGCCTGAAGTTTCTGACGCTTATAAAAAGGGCAGGGTTAAACAGTGCGCTAGTATGGGGTCTAACCTTATACAATTAGCCAAGAAAGGTAATGTAGCGGCCAATATTTTCTATCTCAAAACGCAAGCTGGCTGGAAGGAATCAGAGCCAGAAGCGCAGGATATACCCCCGATTAATATCATAGTAGACGGCAATGCAATTAACTCTGCCTCAGAGTGAGATATTTTGTAGCCCTAGCAGGTTTAGGGTATGCGTAGCGGGTAGGCGATTCGGTAAGACGTTTCTATCTACTGGCGAACTATTAAAAGCGGCAACTAGCGGTAAGGATAAGAACTGCTGGTATGTCGCCCCTACCTATGGATCGGCCAAAGAAATTGCGTGGCTAATGCTTATTCACACTATCCCGCAGGAATACATATCTAAAACCAATGAAAGCGCATTGACCCTGAGATTGATTAACGGGTCAGTCATTAGTCTGAAAGGTGCGGAGAAGCCAAACAACCTAAGAGGCAGGGCGTTAGACTTTGTGGTCCTAGATGAGTTTGCTGATATGCGGCCAGAGGCGTGGTATGAAGTAATCAGGCCATCGTTATCTGACAGGCAAGGGTCAGCCCTGTTTATTGGTACGCCTAAAGGCCGTAATCACTTTTACGATCTCTGGGCGAAAGGGATTGATAAGGCGGCAGATTGGGAGTCATTCCAATACACCACCATCGAGGGCGGCAACGTACCTGAAGAAGAAATAGAGCAAGCCAAGCAGGATTTAGATGAGAGAACATTCAATCAGGAATACTGCGCGGAGTTTGTCACTTACTCTGGATTGA